TTGCTACTCCTGCTGGCAACCTCGTTACTGGAGGAACCAGCGGCAATGACGTAGACTTTAGTTTAGGTACGGCTGCTGGTGGTGGTCAAATTATTGCAACTGAAGCAATCATGGATGACGGCGGCTCTGCTGTAACATGGGCTGCTAAAGCTCCTTTGTATTTGATCAAAGAGTCACACGGTCATGCAGCTAACCAATTTGTTACTACTTCAGTAACTGCTGGTGTTGTAGGTGGCCCAGCTACTTCAGAAGCTATTGTAATTGCAAGCACTCTGTACTCTGCTGTTGATCGTACATTGCATGCGCGACTCACTCCAATTGGTGCTGACCTCGCTACTGCCGCAACAACTGTTACATACACCGTTCAGTTTCAAGCTATCTAAGTTAAATCAGTAATACACCTGCCCGATTCTTAGGATGACGGCAGGTTTTTCTGGAGAACAAGAATGAAAAAACAAAAGTATAGTAATGGTTCTTTAGTTGCTAGAAAAGATTTCAAAGGTGTTGGAAGTATTACAGGTTCTGCACAAGGTAATCAAAACTACACTTCTGGAAGCGTTACAGCTAGAACAAAAATAGGTGGAGCAACGGTTTCCGCAGACATGTTTAAAGATTCTAAAGGTACTACAGGCTCTAGTTTCAGCATGAACAAGCAACTTCCAAATAATAAGTCAGTAAATGCTTATAGTAATAAAGGTGGTAGCGGTGCTTCTGTTTCAAAGACATTTAAGCGTACTGGAATTACAGTAAGGGCTGGAGTCAATAAAAACGCTAGCGGTCAATTTAACGGCAGCATGAGTATTCAAAAGCCCCTCTAAAGGAAAGTTAAATGAACGAAGAAAATACATTATTCGATAACGCTAACGAACTCTACTTTAAATCTGTAGAGGGAGAGAGCGGTCTAGAGATGAATCTAGAAGACGATGTGCGTTCTCGTTTTGTAGGCTTAGTAATGGATCGCTTTGCAGATGCTGAAAGCGCAAGAGAACACGATGAAGCAAGATGGCTACGAGCCTACCATAACTTCCGTGGACTATATGGAAAGAACGTAAAGTTCAGAGAGTCAGAAAAATCTAAAGTATTTATCAAAGTAACTAAGACCAAAGTACTAGCAGCATTTGGACAGCTAGTAGACGTTATTTTTGGGACAGGTAAGTTCCCAATAGGCGTTAAAGAAACACTTATTCCTGAAGGCGTTGCAACGTATCAACACCTTGACATGACTCCGGGCATTGAAACAAGCCAGAGCGCACCAAAGCCTCAAGAAGAAAAGAAAGAAGAAGTAGACCCTTTTGATGTTGGCTACAAAGGCGATGGCAAAGTACTAAAGGCTGGAGCAACATTCTCAAGCGGTGAGTCTGCTTTTGAAGAAGCAGTTAAGAAAGGAATAGAAGAAGGCAAGTTAAATTTTGCTAATGGCCCTTCTCCTGATCCTCAAGTATTAGAAATGTCTCCAGCTAAAGATGCTGCAAGACACATGCAAAAACTTATTCACGATCAAATTGAAGAGTCTAATGGTTCTTCAGAACTACGGAATGCATTATTTGAAGCAAGCTTATTCGGCACAGGAATTGTTAAAGGCCCATTTAACCACAACAAAACTATTGGACGTTGGAACAAAGATGAAGAAACTGGCGAGCGCAATTATTCTCCTCTCAATGTTCGTGTTCCACGGATTGAATTTGTCAGTATATGGGACTTCTTCCCCGATCCCAGCGCCACTACGATTGATGAATGTGAGTACACCTTCCATCGCCACAAGCTTAATAAGTCACAGCTAAGATCATTATCAAAGCTACCATACTTTAACAAAGACGCTATACGCGAATGTTTGATGCTGGGGCCAAACTACACAGAGAAAGACTACGAGCATGAGCTGAAAGACGATGCTAGAACAGATGACTATGGTTCTGGTCAGTTTGAAGTCTTAGAATATTGGGGAATCATGGACGCACAGTACGCCCGTGAAGCTGGAATGGAACTTCCAGATGAAGTGGATGATTTAGATGAAGTACAAGTTAATGCTTGGATTAGTAACGGCAAGCTACTCCGCTCAGTTATTAATCCTTTTACTCCATATAGACTGCCCTATAATGCCTTTAGTTACGAGCGTAACCCTTATAGCTTTTTCGGTATTGGTGTGGCCGAAAATATGGATGACTCGCAACAAATAATGAACGGCCATGCACGAATGGCTATTGATAACCTTGCACTGAGTGGTTCCCTTGTATTCGATGTTGACGAATCTGCTTTGGTGGGTGGACAGTCAATGGATATATACCCCGGCAAGGTGTTTAGAAGGCAAGCAGGGATGCCCGGACAGGCGATTCACGGAGTGAAGTTCCCTAACACATCACAAGAAAACATGATGATGTTTGACAAGTTCCGTCAGCTTGCAGATGAACAGACAGGTATTCCTAGCTACTCTCACGGTCAGACAGGCGTACAGAGCATGACACGAACTGCTTCTGGTATGTCTATGCTACTGGGTGCAGCAAGCTTAAACATTAAGACAGTCGTAAAGAACTTAGACGATTTCTTGTTGAAGCCTTTGGGTCAAGCTTACTACCAGTGGAACATGCAATTCTTTGAAGGCGATCTGGCTATTGAAGGCGATTTAGAAATTAGAGCAATGGGTACTAACAGCCTGATGCAGAAAGAAGTACGTAGCCAGCGATTGACTATGTTTCTTCAGACCGCACAGAATCCTGCCATTGCACCGTTCGTTAAAATCTCTAAGATCGTTAGTGAGCTTGCTTACAGCCTTGATCTTGATCCCGATGAAATACTTAATGATCCTGAAGAAGCTGCGATCATGGCCCAAATTATAGGAGCACAGAATGCTGGACAAGCAAATGGCAGCGAGGCTGTCCCCGCTGGTGAGCAACCCGGAACTATGGGCGGCGTTCAAGGAGCACCTCAACAACCTCAAGATGTTGGAGTTACAGGCACTGGCGGTGGCAACATCGGAACTGGAAATGTTCCGCAAGCAGGGGAAAGTGAGTTCTCTGGGTAATTTAGAACAGCTAAAAGAACAAATAAAAGAAGCTAAACAGAGAATTGAGGATTAGAAAATGCCAAAAAGTTTAATGAAAAAAGAAGACATGACCATTCAAGAAATGGAAGCAAAGAGTCAAGCGTGGATAGATAAAGATAACGCTGCTAGAAAACTAGATGCTCCTTTTTCAAAAGAAGACATAAAAAGAATGGATGAGCAACACGCTCAAGACGAAATGGATCGTAAGATGAACGAAGGCTACAACCGCTCACGTAAGTCTATGGGTGGCAAGATGAAGTATGCTGAAGGCTCAATGCTTATGCCACCAGAAATGGAAATGGAAGAAGACATGCCTGTCGATACTTACGACAACATCCCAGAAGACGAGATGGCAGCCGCAGAATCTTCACAGCTTCCAGACGATGCAATGGAAGACAGCTACCTAGAGTTTGTACTTACTGAATCTTTAGAAGCAGATGATCAAGAATATTTAATGAGCGTTCTAGAAACAGATGAGCGTTTAAGCAGCATCTTTGACAAAGTTATGGATGTCGCAGGAGAATTCTCAGGTGAAGGGGAAGTAGATGGCCCCGGCACAGGAGTATCAGATTCGATTCCCGCAAGGTTATCGGATGGTGAATTTGTTTTCACCAAAAAGGCTACCGATCAAATGGGCGCTGATCAGCTACAAACTATGATGGACGAAGCTGAGAAAGCCTATGACGGTGGTTTAATGAAGAAAGCGTTCGGTGGACTAACTCTTGATCCCATGCAAGATGAGAAAATGATGTATGGTGGGGAACAGATGAAGTCAACGCAAGATGACCTGAGAAAACAAATGCTCAGTGCTAACCGCATGCCGAGTGTACTGAAATAAGGCCACTTCATTAATTTGAACCCCTTATTATTTTAATTAACCTAAAGGCTACCTTGAAGTATCGAGACCCTGTGTTGAACGCGAACAATACAGCTACCTTGAAAAGACTGACAAGCCCCTACAGGAGTGTGACAAATGTCTCAAGCAATGGACGAAGTAACTGAAGAACAAGCTAACCCCTATAATTCTCGTAAAGACTGGCACGTTGATGACGCACCTAGTCGAGGAGATGCAGGAGGGTTATTCTACGCAGAAGAGCCTAAATCTAAGGCCACCCGCATGCAAGCGGCCCCTCAAGAAAAAGGAACTCCTGAAAAAGGAACCAATTATAAAAAACGATATGATGATTTAAAAAAGCACTATGATCAGAAAATTGCAACCTTTAAGCAGAAGGAACAAGAACTTACAGCAGCAGCAATAGAAAGGCAACCAGCCTATGCTCCGCCTAAGACAGTTGAAGAGCTTAATGATTTTAGAGAGCAATATCCTGATCTGTATGAAACTGTGGAGACTGTAGCTTACCAACAAGGTGAACAACAGATGCAAGCTTTAAAGCAGAAAATGTCTGTCCTTGAAGAAAGGGAAACAGCCGTTCAACGCAGAGAAGCTGAAGAAACTCTAAAGTCTCGTCATCCTGATTTTGATGAGATACGAGGAGATGACAGATTTCATGCATGGGCTACAGAACAGCCTGAAGCAATTCAAAGCTGGATCTATGAAAACCCTGATAATGTTTCTTTAGCTATCAAAGCTATTGATCTTTATAAAATGGAAACTGGAATCAGTTCTAAACCCAGAGCTAAGGGAAAACAGTCACAACCTAAATCTTCAGCAGCAGATTTTGTTTCTACTAAAACAACTAGTGTAGACACAAAACAGCCGAAGATTTGGACTCAACGGGAAATCTCTGCCCTTACCATGAATCAGTATGATAAATACGAAAGCGAGATTGATGACGCTGTCATGGAAGGTAGAGTAATACCATAATCTAATTTGTCTTTTAAGGAAAACATAACATGGCTTTTAACGTATCCGATGCACTATTTGAACAAGGCACAGACACCAACGGTAACTTTGGTAATTCTGTCGGTGGTCAAAATAACTCATTCTTCCTCCCGAAAGTTTACTCAAAGAAGGTTCTAAACTTCTTCCGTAAATCTTCTGTTTGTGAAGCTATTACTAATACTGACTATGCAGGTGACATTACTGCGTTTGGTGATTCTGTAAAGATTATCAAAGAGCCAGTAATTACCGTAGTCAACTATGAGCGTGGTGCAGATGTAACTAAAACAGCACTTACCGATCAGGAAACTACTTTGGTTGTTGACACAGCTAACGCCTTTAAGTTTATTGTAGATGACATTGAAACTTCTATGTCTCACGTTAACTTTAAAGAAGTTGCTGCTTCATCTGCTGCTTACGCTTTGCGTGACGCATTTGACGCAGGTGTTATTGCTAAGATGATCGCTGGTGTTTCAGCTTCAAGCCCTAACCACATTCTAGGTAGCGACAATGCTACTGACCTTGCTGCTGGTACTTTTGACGGCACTGGTAACCTAGACATTGGTTTCGGTACTAACGAGCACGATCCTCTAGACCTAATGGCATACATGGCGCGTCTACTTGACGAGCAAGATGTCCCTGAAGAAGGTCGTTGGTTCTTAGCTCCACCGAGCTTTTACGAGCAGTTAGGTCAGTCAAGCTCTAAGCTTATGTCTGTTGACTTTAACGCTGGTCAAGGTTCTATCCGTAACGGTCTAGTATCTACTGGTAAGCTACGTGGCTTTGACATGTACAAGTCTAACAACATTGCTACTCCTAGCAACGCAGCGGGTCAGGTAGTTTGTGGACACATTAGTTCTACAGCTACTGCACAGACCATCACAAGCACTGAAGTCCTCCGTGACCCAGATAGCTTTGGTGACATCTGTCGCGGCTTGCACGTTTATGGTGCTAAAGTATTACGTCCTGAAGCAATGGTTTCAGCGTTCTACGGTATCGACTAAGTAAGTACTGAGAGAAGGGGGTGTAAAAGCCCCCTGATCTTTAAGGAGATATTATGCCTTTAGTAGGAAGTAACACAAAGCCTGTAATGATCAAAGGCGCAAAGAAAGGAAAAAACTTAGGAGATACAGGGAGCTGGTACAAACCTGAGAACAAAGAAAAATATGAAACAAATTGGGACGCAATCTGGGGTAAGAAAGAAAGCCCCGCAACTAAATCAAAGGCAGTATAACTAATGGCAACAACCTTCTTAGATTTAACAAATGAACTCTTGCGAGAGTTGAATGAAGTTGCGCTGACCTCTGCTACTTTTGCTGCTGCAAGAAGCGTACAACAACACGCTAAAGATGTTATCAACAGAGCTTATTTTGACATAGTTAATTCTGAACCACAGTGGCCTTTTCTAGCTGTCGCTGAAAGTGGAACTTCAGACCCCATGTACGGCAATGTATATGTAGAGACAGTAGCAGGTACACGTTGGTACGAGTTAAAACCTGCCAGCTCTAACACTACAACAGATTATAATTCTATAGATTGGGACAACTTCTTTCTCACTACTGTAGGAGTAACAGATGAAGTAGCTCCTTTTACAGCAAGTAACTTAGGCTTTACTTCTATTGACGAGTGGAAAACTTATCGCAGAGTCGCAGAAAACTTAGACGATGCAGACGCACAACAACACGGTCAACCGACCCACGTAATACGTAGTCCAGATTCTCGAAAGTTTGGACTTAGCCCTATCCCTGATAAAAAATATCGTACATGGTTCTATGCATGGGCTGCACCTGCAAGACTATCTGCACACGGTGATACTCTTTTATTTGCTGATGTTTACTATCCTGTATTGCTTGCAAGAGCTAGATACTACATGTGGCAGTTTAAAGACAACCCGCAGTCAGCCGCTTTTGCTCTAGATGATTATAAGAAAGGACTACGCAGCATGCGTTCTAATCTTGTTGAGCCTGTGCCAACTAACATGGTAGATGACAGAATGAGGTTTGTTTAATGGCTGCTTCACAACCCTTTGGTATTTCATGTAAGGGCGGGTTAAATACTAACCTAAACCAACTTGAAATGTTAGGACAGCCGGGATTTGCCACAGAGCTTTTAAACTTTGAGGTCGATCCCGATGGCGGTTATAGACGCATAAATGGCTATTCTGCTTTTGGTAATAACCGACCCAATTCAAATACACCTGTACTAGGCTTAGCTGTCTATGCTGATGGTCTTATTGCATGTACAGGAACAGATATTTTCTTTACGCTTGAAGGAACTACATGGATACAAATTAATAAAGCAAGCGTAGCAGGCGGTGGAGATAACTTCTCTACATTCAATGGTCGATCAACACTCACAAGAACAAATCAAAAACAGTGTTCAATCGAGATTTTTGAAGGCAACGAAGAATACGGACAGGTTCTGGTATGTGATTCACAGAACAAGCCGTTCTTATTTAAAATGACAGGCTCTGGTGCATTATCAGGCCGAACTTATTTTGCAGAAGAAGTGACTGTAAGCGGAACAACTGCGCCCTCTTTCGGAGTTATTCACGACAAGCACTTTGTTACTGCGGGGTCTCCTACGGCTAAAAACACTATTTATTATAGTGCTACGTTAGACCCTTCTTCTTTTTCAGGAACTGGTTCTGGTAACATTGCTATTGACGATCAAGTAGTCGGACTTAAAAGTTTCCGGACAGACTTAATTGTCTTCTGTAAGAACAGTATCTATAAGTTAATAAACATAAACGACTCACAAAACATTGCTGTTGTACCTATTGCTAAAAACGTAGGTTGCTTGAGCCACCACAGCATTCAAGAAATTGGCGGTGATCTGGTGTTTTTAAGTCCAGATGGTATTCGATCTATTGCAGCAACGGCCCGTATTGGTGACGTTGAGTTAGGATCAGTAAGCAGACAGATACACTCTGTAACCTCTACAATCGCTAAAGACATTGATGATTTTGTTATTACAAGTTGTGTATTGCGTAGACGCTCTCAGTATAGATTGTATTATTCTACAGTAGGTGGGCCTATTGAAAATGCTAAAGGCATTATTGGAACTTTAACTCAGAACGGTTTTGAGTGGGCTGAAACAAAAGGAATACAGTGTTCGTCTATCGTATCTGATTTTAGTTCAACCGGAGTTGAAAAACTTCATCACGGTGATAAGAACGGGTTTATTTATAATCACGATTCAGGTAACTTTTTTACATCCGAAGCGTCTGCATTTAACATTGAAGCTAAATATACTACACCGTTTTTAGACTTTGGAGATGTCGGAACTAGAAAGACTATGAAGTACTTAAAGCTTTCTGTTTCTCCTGAAGGCGTACTTGCTCCTACACTTAGAACTCAATATGACTTTGTAGACGTTGATGTTTCACAGCCTGCGGATATAGTATTACTAGGTATTCCTCTCCCTCCTATTTTTGGAACTGCTGTTTTTGCAAGTGCTATTTTTGAAGGCACTAATGATCCAATGGCTCGACAAGTTCTTGAAGGTAGTGGACACACTGTCAGTTTCCAAATTAGAACAGAGGATCAAAATCCTCCTTACTCAATAAATGGTTTATATATAAATTACGTGCCATCAGGCAGGAGATAAGAAATGGCAGGATCAAATTATACACGACAAAGCAGTTTTGATGATGGCGATGTAGTAACGGCAGCATTATTTAACGATGAGTACAACAAACTCTTAAATGCTTTTGTCTATGCTTCTACAGGAACCACTGGACACCAACATGATGGTGGAGCTGGTGAAGGTGGAAACATTGAAATTATTGGTGATCAAGATTTTTTAAATAAAATTTTAGTTGACAGCACTAACAACCGCTGGGGCTTCTATGTTCAAGTAAACAGCGGAACCGTGGAGCAGATACGCATTCAAGACGGTGCAATTGTACCTGTAACAGATAATGATATTGATCTGGGTACAACCTCACTACAGTTTAAAGATGCATTCATTACTGGCACACTGGAAGCTGATGCAATAACAATAGCTGGTATTACGCTTTCAGAAACTATTGCAGATACTGTAGGCGCAATGGTATCAAGCAACACTGAAACAGGTATCACAGTATCTTATCAAGACGCTGACAATACCTTAGACTTTGCAATTGGGACACTAAATCAAAGCACTACCGGAAACGCTGCAACAGCTACTGCGCTTGCTACAGCCCGAACAATCCACGGAGTATCATTTGACGGCACAGCTAACATTGACTTAGCTGAAGTCATTTCAGACACCGTAGGCGCAATGTTTAGCAGCAACACTGAAACAGGCATAACTGTAACCTATCAAGATGCTGACAACACTATTGACTTAGTAGTTTCAGGAGTGTCAGATACAACAGGTAATGCAGCAACTGCTACAGCACTTGAAACTGCTAGAACTATTGGTGGTACTTCGTTTGACGGTTCTGCTAACATTGCTGTTGGATTAGCTGCTACAGCTACTGCACTTGCTACAGCCCGAACTATTGGTGGAACTTCTTTTGATGGCACTGCTAACATTGCTGTTGGATTAGCTGCTACAGCTACAGAAGCTGCAAACGTAACAGCCGTTGCAAACAACACCGCAAATGAAACTGTATTTGTTACTTTTGTAGATGGCGCTACAGGAACACAAGGAATTGAAACTGACACAGACTTAACATACAACCCTTCCACAGGCTTGTTAGGTTTTGTAGGTGTTTCAGGTACTGGTGCAGTTAAAGTACCCGCTGGTACAACAGGCCAACGTCCTACCGCAGCAGCAGGTCAATTACGGTATAACTCCACTACAGGTAAGTTTGAAGGCTACACGGATTCGTGGGGAGACATCGGAGGCGGCGAAGCTACTTTTACTTTGAATACTATGACAGGCGATGGAAGCGACACAACGCTTACTATGTCTGTAACACCTGCTTCTGAAAACTCAATACAAGTGTACTTTGATGGTGTGTATCAACATAAAGATACCTTTAGCTTTAGCGGGACAACACTTACTTTTAGTACAGCTCCTGCAAGCGGAGTAAAAGTAGAAGTGATGGTTATCTCTACTGTCCTTGCTTCTACAACTCCGGGCGATGGTACAGTAACTCTTGCTAAGATGGCTCAAAACTCTATTGATAGTCCACAGTATGTTGACGGCTCAATAGACACAGCACATTTAGCTGATGACGGAATTACAAGTGCTAAACTAGCTCACGCTCTTGATGTTGTAACTTCAGTAAGTGTAGGTGGCGCGAGTAACGGTGTAATCCTAACACAAGGCGATATAGCCCTTAAAAATGGTGGAACTAGGTCAACAGTTAAGTTCTATTGCGAGTCAAACAACGCGCACTATGCTCAAATTCAAGCGCCTGCACACACTGATTTCGCAGGCAATGTAACTCTTGTTCTGCCAGCTACCTCAGACACTTTAGCGGGTATTGCGGCTACACAGACGTTAACTAACAAGACCTTAACAACTCC